CCGCAGGTGTAAACGATCTGCGCAGTCGTGGACTTGGCATTCGGGACACCGGCGTTCAGCAGACGCCACGTAGCCTGGGGCAGGCCCGTGCGGATCGTGGTCTTGTGGCCCGTCGGCAGGTTGCCTTCCATGACAAGCATGTCGTCAAGGATTTCGTTGGTCTGCGACAGGATTTCGATGATGGACGCGACCTTGTAGCCATCGTCCATCCTTTTGGCCCAGTCAGCATAAGTGACGGCCAGATTACCAATGGTTGCCATATCTGAGTTCCTTTGGGTTAGATTTCCGAGCCGCTAATCTGGCCATTGCGTTCATCCCACGTGGGGCTTAGCGTTTCGGGAGGTTCGGGTACATGGCCGACGCTGCCGACGGCCGAGTTTCAACGCCTGTACGAGACTGACCATGCGGAGAAGGATTGTCACCGCGGACGGGAGTGCCTTCGTTCACAAGCTGGGCAAGGGAATACATGGCTTTGATGATGGCAGGATTGTCGCCAGCGCCAGTCAAGTCCATGGCTTCTTTGTAGGCGGTGCGGACTTCCGCAGGGATTCGATCGAGGGCTCGGCCGATATCAACCTTAACGGCGTCGAGCTTACCACCGATTTCTTTATCGGCTGAGAGCTGATTGCGCCATTCGGTTCGCATCTGCTCCATGAAACCTTCGTTCTGCGAATTGATTTCGCCAATCTTCGCGGAGTAGAAGTCTACCAGCTTCTGGGCCTGATCTTGGCTGAGCCCAAGTTCACGGAAGATGGGGGTTGCAGATTCAATGGTGGCTGTATCGAGAGTATGTCCTTCGGGGATAGAAAAATCTGCGTAGGCTTCTGGGGCTCCGACAGCGGATTCGGGCTTGGTAGGTTCTGCGGGATTCCCGGCAGGTTCAGTTGGTTTGGATCGGTCAATGATTTCTCCCGTTTCAGTCCGAGCGGCTGGGTCATTCGCCAGCGGCGTCTCCGTCGTCGGTGTCGTCGGTGTCTCGATCGTCGTCGTTCCGTCGGTCATTTACTTGTTCCTCTATGTTGGCTTCTTTCATCATCAAGACAAAGTAGTCGGGACAATGAGTGACTATGTCGTTGTAGATGTACAGGCCTATGTTACGCTCACCTTTGGAGTACGCTTCACGCAAGGCATCGCCGGAGAATGGGTCCGCGAAGATATGACAAGTTGCGAGGATATCTCGGAAATATGTTCGACCAGCCTCAGTTGACATTGCTGCGACGATGAAGTTAATCCGGTTTTGCTCTCGGAGCTTGGCAGCTTTTTCATAGCGCCGGATTTCCTTGGTTTGGGAGGCATTACGAGGCACCAACGCCTCCCGTCAACTGTTGCAGCGGACTGGCTCCACCGGTGTCGGCACGAGCCAAGGTCTTGGCACCACGTGAAAGCTTCTCGGCAATATCCGCTTGCTGCGCCGCCTGCTCCTGATGAGCGCGATCCTCACGGATTTTGGCGACTTCATCATCTGTTTTCATCATCTTAGGATCATTGTTCAGTAGACTGGAGTATTTGTCAAGCGCGTAGTCGAAGTTGATTTTATCCGTGGACCCGGGGATGACGCCTGCCATATTACCGGCGAGAGACAGAACGCGTTCGATCGATCCGGCCTTTGTGGCTTGCTGGGCCTGAGCAAGCATCGACACGAAGTCGATGGTCATCATTTGGTTTTGGATTTCAGGTGGTGCTGGGGGAATAATTCCAGCGCGGTTGGCGATAGCAAAGACTCGCTCAAGCACAGGGCGTAGAACTTCGTTGTCAATTCGTTCAAGGGCGGGACCAAGCATAACCAGCGATTCAGACTTGCGGAGGTCCCACTCAACGGCGGTGACATTGGAACGGGTTTCATACTGGGAAGCTGTGCGAAGGACGTCATTGAAGAAAATCTCCGCGAGACGGCCTTTGACCTCTTCAAGGTCAGCCGTGATTTCTTGGACCGGGAATTTGGTGTCATAGACTGAGGCGAAGCCGGGTTTGCCAGAGGCTGAGTAGCCAGAGACAAAGGTAATGCCACCTGGGGTCAGGTTAGCCGGCTGGTTTTTCAGCTGAACATCGGCGACCAGCGGAGGGTTGACCATCTTGTCGATGGCTTGGGCCTTGCGGCGGGTTTCGAGTTGGACTTGCTTCTGGTCGGGTAGGCCGTCCATCGCAGGGGATCGGCCGTAGGGATCGTTGGAGACAATGTCCCAGCGACCAACGATTGCCATTTGTTCTTCGTATCCGCGCTTGCGGAGGAAGCCGGGAGGGCTGGCAGAGCCACCTTGCGGGGAGGCAGAACCGCCCCATTCCCAGTAAGCCTCGCGGAACTTGAAGCGTTCCGGGATGCCAAACTCCTTGGCGCGGCCATCGGTGTTGGGTTCGATCGAATGAGCCACGATGATTTCACGGGAAAGACCTGAGCCGTCTTTGAGGTCGTAGGCTTCACGAACAGCTTGCGAGCAATTCTCGTAGCCATATTCGCGGACCACGGCCATAACGGTCATGGTGAATTCGCGATAGAAAACAGTCGGGCGGTATTTGCCGTCAATGTCGACGTAGTATTCGCCAAGGCAGGGATTGATGCAGTTGATGACGTTGTCGTAGTCTTCGTAGATCAGCATAGCCGACGTGCCGAAGACAACGAGGTCGTAGTAGAAGGTGGCAATTGCGTTATAAAAGTTGCTCTCCGAGAAGATCAAATACATGATCCGCTCGACTTCGGCAAGCCAAAGCGAGACTGGGGAAGTCTGGGTCGAATCGAAATAGCCAACGCGCAACCGGAACCAAAGGCTGGTGGGGGAGGATTTGCCAGAGACAAGACCAGACGCGAGGTTACGTGCGTAGACGCAGCCCGTTGAGTCGAGGATGTTCTGGTTCAGCGGCGAACCACGAGACTGCTGGTTTGGAGTGATCAGCCACTTATATCGGCGAGGCAGGAAGTAGTCTGCAAGTTCGCGCCAATGGACCCACCAAGAATAGCGGTTGACACGAAGCGAAAGCAACCGGCCCTCAACGTATCGGCGGTAAGCGTAGTCTTTGGCAGTGAGGACTTGGGTCACGGCTTCGGTTCCTTTTTGGCGCTCTTGGCGTTTGCGTCTGCCTGAACCTCAAGTTTCGAATCGTCTCGTTGTACCAATCGGCCGTTCTCATGCATAAGCGCTGCTGCCGCCATGGTGAAGGTTTCATCGGGCATAGGCAGGCGCTGTGGCGCGTTCTTGGCAAAAGGTACAACGATGGCCATGGATTAGCTCCCAAGCAAAGTCTTGCCGCCAGCAACTGCGCCAGCCGCAGGGGCAGCAGCGGCCGAAGACAGAAACGTCGGCTGGGCCGTCGGCTTGTTGGTATTGGGGGTGCCAGTCGGGTTCTGGGCCGGAGCAGGCTGGGCCGGAGGCGCTGCGGGCTGGGTCTGGCCTTGGCCACCAAACAGGAACTTACCGATTGCTTTGAATGCGCTGGACATGGGAGGCTCCTATGCTTGCATGCGATCTGGGGAATAGGGATCATACTCAGAGGTTACGAGATTGTCTTGCGGATAATCCCCACCTGCTCTTGCTGATCGTGACAGAGGATGGGAAAAAGTCAAGACCAAAGCGTCGATATCATCGAGGGCAATGCCGTTGCCGTCTTCATCGACAAGGTCTTCTTTGCGTTCGAGAATGATTTCGTCTTTGGCGTTGTAGGTGTATTTAATGGCGAGCATCTGGCGACGGAGTTCTGGGTCGAGCGGGAGGGCGGCAGTTGCAAGCCAAGCCCGGCAGGCACCGTACATGGCAGCACGATTGTTGGCGTAGCGTTCGCCAGTGTTGCCCCAGATAGTATTGTGGATTATGTCCTTGCCGCCGAATTGGACTTCGTAGCAAAACAGGCGCTTAGCGCGAACTTGATCGACCACACCGCCGCCGACACCACCACCGTCGATCATAATACCGTCGGCGTGGTATTGAGCGTTGATGTTGCTGACTTCGTCGGCAAGTTGGGTTGTGGACATACCGTTGTAGCGAAAGCGTTCGATGGTTCGGGCATCACGGCCTTTACGAGGGAAAATCACGGATGCATTCATGCCAAAGCGGGCGACGTCGACGCCTAGGGCTAGGGGTTCGACGCGGTCGACAAAGACGTCTCGGGCCATGGCTTCGTCAATCGCTGCGGCCGAGAAGAATTCCATTAGGCCCTTGCGGGGGAACTGGCCTAGGACACGAACACGGACGAAGTCGGAATCGAGTCCATAGGCATCGATCCAACCTTGGAGTCGCTTCTTATTTGTAATTCGAACGGTTCGACTATCGATTTGGAGGTGATGCCACTGATTAGCAAACTTTCCGCCCGGAAAACACTCTTTGAATCGGCCGATGTTTCGTGTAGGGTTTCCAAAGGCAAGCCAGATGATTTCTGTGTCGGCATCGGTCAGTGCGCCTTCTGCGGTTTCCCAGATAATGTCAGGGATTTCGGAAGCCTCGTCGAAGATCAGCAGCAGGCGCTTGCCTTTATTGTGGAGGCCGGCGAAGGCTGCTGGGTTTTTCTCGGACCACGGAATCATGTCGATGCGCCAAGTGCGCTCGCGATTAGGGTCTTTGGAGAAGAGGCCTGTGGCGGTTAGGGTAAAGTGTTCACGGGCGAAGAAGCAAAGGTTGAACCATTTGCCGAGTTCGGCCCAAGTTTTGGTTTTAAGCTGGGTTTCGGTATTGGCGGTGATGACTCCGCGGGTATCGGGAAGAGTGCAGAACGCCCACATGGTTATTTGTGCGACAGTTGCGGATTTGGCAATACCGTGACCAGATGCGACGGCTTCTTGGATGGCTTCATTGAGGTTGATCAGGCCATCGCGGATGCGGTTCATTAGATCACGCGCCCAGTCTTCGGGGCCTTCGGAGTTTTCGAGAACTGTGCCGGGTTCGCCCCAAGGGTAAGCGCCCATGGTGAAGGCGAGCGGGTCAGAGCGGACAGAGGCAAGCCAGAGAAGGAGCTTATCGTCCATTAGGCAATTTATCCCACGCTGCCAATCCAATCAGACGTAACGGCTGCATAATCGCGCCGCCACGCCCCATGCCCGCCGTTACGAACTCTAGAGCGCTTTCCGCATACGCGGGCGATGCAGCGAAAATGAGCGTTGCTGTGATAATAGCTTTCACGAAACCCCTACTGGAACATCAAAGCGTTAGACAATTTGCGGGCCATATAGCGGCCAGCGAGAACCGTACCCGCCAACGAAATGCCTGACGGGAGACTGTCGCTGGATACTGTCTCGTGCAGACCATCCCGCAGGTAACGCCCCGCAGGAAGGCCGCTAACGCTTTCAAACTCGCTGACGATGCCGATTTCGCTGTTCTGGTCGAACACTTCGCAGGAATAGGTCTGCACCATCTGGACCATCGGCGCGATGTAGACTTGCTGTTGCACAGCGGTGAAATCGGCGCGCTG